CCGGGAAGGGCGTCAGCGAGTAGCAGTGGCAATGGTAGAGCAATCGAAAGGGCTCTACCCCTGGAGGGCCTCTATCGGGCGAATGGCAACGCTGATGCGCCCAAAGGACTGGCAGACAGATGGCATATATCTACTGTCAGCATTATTTTGTATGCCCCGCCCCAGGATTCATTTTAATAGTAAGGGCGAGTTGAAACAAAGCGCCCCAGTCTTTCATTCCGTCAAGGGCGATGCAGACAAGCTGTTGAGAGCCTGTGGTGACGCATTGACAAAAATATGTTACGATGACGACGCTTTGATTGTCGCCGCCACGTCCATGAAGGTTTTTTGTGACCCACAGGACGGCCCCGGCGCACACATCAAAATCTGTCGTCTGGATCAAACAGCAGCGTCAGCAATGATGCTTGCTCTTAAACCCTGACGACGACTTGTTGCAAGATTGCACCTTGCGTGCTACCTTGTACAGGTCATCACCACGCCTTCATGGCACGCAAAAAACAGGACGCACAAGCCGTCCTAGACCCCATCGAACTAGACGACACCCAAATGCCTACCGAAGCTGCTGTCCTGGAATCTGAAACCAGCGAAGCTACCAAGTCCAACAAAGTGAAAGTAAGCGGTGAGCGCAAAGTCGGCCAAGAGCTGCTCGATTTTGTCCAAGCCAATCAGAGCCTGCCCCCTGAGGATCTGGCTTTTGGCGCTGGCTACTACACCAAGGAGACTGACTCCGAGACCGGCGAAACCAGCACCCGCCTGCACAAGAACGAGTTCTTCAAGGCTGTTACTGAAGCCAGCACTGGCATCGCTTTTGTCCCAACCAAGCGGGCTTTCACTGCTCGTCGTGGTCGCGCTCCGATCATCACTGTTGGCAAGACCGGCAACTGCGTTGTGGGCGCTCGTCATGCAGCCATTGCTGGATTCGCCCCTGCCAGCAAAGTGACCGTGACCGCAGAGGAAGGCAAGATCATCTTGACCCCCTGCAGCGATAGCGATTCCGCCGCTGAAGAGAGCGCTGACGAAGATCTCGACATCTGATTCAGGACTGCGAACACAACAGCCTCGCCTCGGCGGGGCTTTTCTTTTCTTTATCTACCTCATGGGACAACTACAGAAACAGGCGAAGCAATGGAGGGAGGCTTTTGAAGTCAAAAGCAACAATCAAAAGGGAAGCGATCAGTACAACTTGCACCTAAATTTGATCCTAGAGGAATTCACTGAGGTATTTGAGGCGTTTAATCGGCTCATGCAGGATGATCTTGATACGCACGCAGATCTGCTGAAAGAACTTGCTGATCTTGTTTTTGTTTGCTACCAAGCGGCAGAAAATATGGGTTGGGATCTCGATGAAACAATGCAGCGAGTGTTTGACAGCAATATGAGCAAGCTTGACAATGAAGGCCGTCCGATTCGTAATGAGTCGGGCAAGGTTCTAAAAGGGCCAAATTATCAGCCGCCCAACCTACTCGATTTAGTTCAAAATGAACAGATCGCCAGCTGATCTTCTTTGTTTTTTGATTACAGCATTTACCATCGCATTAATTTCTCGTGAGATCGTCGTTTATTCAACCAACACCAAAAACACTGAAGTTCTTCTTCCACTTTCCACTACTCAACACAATTGAGTGTTTCAACGCCCTGTCAGAGGTCGATGCTCGACATCAATTGATCAACAGTCGCTTCGCTCCCTACTACGGTCAAGCCGTTCTGCTCACGGCGGATGACGGACGCTGAAGCCGATGCCATCATTGATCGGGTCTGGCAGTTGGAGGCTTCTCTGACAGCTAACCTCAGAGCCCTAGTGCGTGCCGCCGCCTGTTATGGATGGCGGTGCGCCCAGGCTGCTCGCTGGATTGAAAAACACTCAACTCGCTGATCATGGTTAATCCGATTGAAGAACAAAAGCGACAAGATCGCTTAGACGCCTGGTACAAAAAAGATGGGCGAAACGACAAAAATCACCCAATGCACTCTCTCTATACGGGACTTGCCGACAAATACATGAATCAGGAGCAGGTAGATGCTTGATTTGATCAATCTAGAGGAATTGTTTCAACGGTACTGGAAAGAGTCTTTCCCGTTTGCGCCTGCTAACAAGCAAAGTGCTGCTTCGCACGTTGCGTTTGCGCAGTATGCAGTCATGCAAGTAGAAGCACTGCAAAAAGAGAAGGACCAATGATTCTGCAGGATCTTGAGATCGAACGCCTGTGTCAAGAGCAGGCAATGATTTCTCCGTATTGCCCAGAGCAGCTCAATCCAGCAAGTTACGATGTGCGACTTGGCGATCAAATTATGATCGAGTCGGTTGTAACACGAGAATTTGTTCGTGCGCCGATTAAAGGATTTACAAAAGAAAATCCTTGGATGCTCAAGCCAGGACAGTTTTGTCTTGGATGCACAGAAGAGCTATTGAACATGCCGGAGGACGTTGCTGGACAGTTTGCGTTGAAGTCCAGTAGAGGGAGAGAGGGCTACTCTCATGCTCTCAGCGCCTTCATTGATCCTGGCTTTCACGGAAGCCGTCTAACGCTTGAGTTGCACAACATCAGACAGGTTCATCCGATTCCTTTGTATCCGGGGATGCTCATCGGGCAGATTGTATTTCAGAAGATGCTTGATACCCCACTTGTGAGCTATAAGCAAAAAGGGCACTATAACTTCAACGCAACCGTGATGCCTAGTATTTGGGCGCAGTCAAGCTAAGTCTTCAAGTATCTTCTTGTACTTATCAATAGAGAACTCTTCGCTCATGTTTTTGCACGCCTCCATAATTGCCCAGTGAGCCCTGCTGTTATTGAAAGATGACTGATGATTAAGCAATAAAGCTAAGTCAAGAAGCCCTTGGTAGTCCCTGCCTCTGAATAATTCCTTAAGGCGCTCTGCGTTAAGCCGTTCTTGGAATTGATCTTCGGCGCGATAGCTTGGAGATGACATCGAAGTTCAAGGAATGATTATGACTGAGATTACCGAGCCTTACCTTGAGGCGCCATGCGAGGAAAACGAATGGAACTGGCGCGTTTACGGAATCGGGATGGTGTGGGATCATACGCAGGAGTGGCAGGCTCGATGGAAGCTGCACTACTTACAAGTTTCACAAGGCACTGCCCAGAACGATGGCCCGCGACGCGACACAGGCTTACCTCAATGAGATAGGGCGGTACCCTCTCCTGACAAAGGCACAGGAGGTGATTCTCGGTACTCAGGTGCAAGCCTGGATGAAAATAAAAGATAAAGATGAAAGCGAGTACACGGAGGAGGAGAGGCGCATAGCAAAAATTGGCAGGCGAGCAAGAGATAAATTCATCAAATGTAATCTTCGCTTAGTCGTAAATGTTGCTCGCAAATATGTTCCAAGATGCAACAGTCTTGACTTGATGGATTTAGTGCAGGAAGGAAATGTCGGACTTGCAAGAGCTGTAGAAAAGTTTGACCCAACACGCGGGTATGCGATGAGCACATACGCATACTGGTGGATCAGGCAGGCGATACAAAGATCAATGCAGTTCAGCGATGCAACGATTCGCCTACCAATTGGAATTCACGAATCAGTCATCAAGATTACAAAAACAACAGAGCGACTAGCAAAAGAACTAGGGCGGGAGCCAACACTTGAGGAGATATCAATTGAGGTAGAGATTGAGATCCCAGAGATAAAAGCAATACTTGATGCGCCGCGAGCATCAACAAGTCTTGATAGGCAGGCGAATGAATCAGAAAGCAGTAGCCCGCTAATAGAGCTGATTTCAGACTCCAAGCATTCAAATACTATAGAAGATGCAGAACAAAGAATTGCAATTGAAGATGCGTATGCAGCAATAGAAAGCTATTTAGACGAAACAACGCAATACGTCATCTTTGAGCGCATGAAGGATCCGCCGACGCCCTGGAGGGAGATATGCACTGCAACCAATATGACAAGGGGGCGACTACAGTTAATGGAAAAGGCTGGGCTACAGCGCTGCGCACTGTTGCTGCGCATCAAAAACAGATTCGATCTTTAGCTACTTTGGCTGCGGGTAAGTGCCAAGTTTGTAGTCAACAAACAAATCACGTGGATCTGAATCTCTCAGCCAGTTAACGAATTTCCGATAGTCCGCCTCATTGGCAATTCCAATGCAGCCTGCGGTGCCCGGTGAAGTCCTTGCATTGCTATCAATGTGAATCTCGATAGCGCTGCGCTCGGTTTCCCCAGGCCCCAAATACCTCAGCGGTGTGCTTACAGGCCCAAGGCCAGCCCCCCAGCTTCCCGAGTAGTTGTCCTTCCCGTTCACCCATTCAATATCTTCGATGCCCCAGCGGCCCTCCGGGAGCGGCTCAAGGCTGCCAGCTCGACTGCGTGCCCCAACCCTGAATTGCTGCGCCCCAGGAGCCCCAGAAACCACCAGTAGCGACCCGATTGATTCGCCGCCCTTGATGTACTCAAGCTTGAGCTGCTCAAGTCCACGCGCATCCAGCTTTCTCGTGCGAGTCAGCAGCAAATGCGGCTTGGGGGCATTGGTAGGAATTGGACGTGCGCCAACAAAAAGATCAATCTCGTCTTTCCTGCGATTAACAAGTCCCTGCAGAATTTTGCCATCCGCCTTATTCCAACGCGGTAGTTCTTCGATGACAACTTTTACGGGATCTTCTTTGTTGAATAATCTTTTGCGCAGAGTGCTTCCTTCTAGCGCCCCAAGTCCAACATTATAGGCGAAGGAAATAATTGCAGCAGTCTGCTCAGGGCGCCAAGTCTTTGCCATCGGCAGCAAAGCAAAAACACCCGGCGCAAAAAGATTCTCCACTTCATTTTGAAGCAGCTCTTCTGCCATATCTTGTGTAATCTTGTCCCCCATTCGCACGGCGCGATCAATGAATCGAGTTGCGCCATATCCAATTGTCGGAACACCAGCTGGGCACTTATACGCCTCCAGTCTGCAGCCCTCCCATTTTCTGATAAGTCTGAGTGCAGGCGCAAGCCATGCAGGCGCAAGTGGTTGTTTCTGCAGTGGATCAGCCCGATACAACTCCGCAAACTCCTTCAGCACTTCATCAGAAAGCTTCCCCTGCAGCCAATCCCAAGCTGCAAGTTGATGCGGCAGTTCCTTGAAATGCTTTGCAGCACTGCGCAGTTGAATTGCACTCATTTGTCGCTCCAGGGTGCTTTGATTTGCATTGCGCCGCCCAATTTGCGACTTTCGCCCGTCTGCAGAGTGTCGTCGGGCGCTTCATGCAAGACGACTGGCTTCTCTTCTTGTGGTTGAGCTGCCAACCAGTCGGCTTCAGCGCGATCCAAGCGAGGCTTGAGAGTGGCGTGAAACTTGTGATCCTGCGCTGCCTTGCGCAGGTGATCACGCCATGTCTTGTCGCCGAATCGCGCCAGCCAGACGGTTTCGGCGTTCAGCGCTTTGGGAAAAGAATCTTGAGCGCTTTTACGATCAACTGCACCCAAGAATTTTCTTTAACAGGAAGCAGCGCGATAATTTCAGAGCCAGCAGCAATGATAATTGCGATAACGGCTACGTTGGTGGCGTCCATGGCTAAGGAGAGGGTGGCCTTGCTTCCAGCTTAGAGACTCTTTGCTCAACTGTGTTAAGCCTTTGAAAAGTTTCTTTTCTGTCTTCTTTAATATCTTGATGAAGGACTTCAAGTTGAGTTGCAATATGTTCTACTGCACTTGTAAGACGAATAACTGCATCTCGCGCTTCATCGCTTCTACGTGAGAAGCCCATTGCCCCCATCGCTGCAACGGAGATAGACGCGCCAGCCACTGCGGCAAGGATTTCGATCATGGCAGCAATGGCTACCCAAGAAGCATAGCGACCAAAAGGCTTAAGAGATAATTGCAGTTATGCAAACCTCAGCGAGAATTGATGTAGACCTTGATTGGCGGCATCAGATAGAACAAACATGCGGGTGCCGTCAGGAGACACGCGAACGCCCCAAGGTGTGCTTACTGCTCCTGTCAAGCCATACAGAGGGATTAGTTCAACCGTGCTTAGCGTTGCAGTGGAAAGGTCGTTGGGAGAGGTCAGTGTAATTTGCCTAACCTGACGACCTCCATTTGCAGCAGTGCTATCAACAGTGGCGTAAATGCGTAAGCCATCAGCCATAACATGGACCCCAAAAAGACCAGTGAATGCAGAAGAGTTTTGCGAAAGTGTTGCAGTGCCTAGTTCGTAGGCGGTGCTTAGCGTGTATTTGCGAATGATGCTGGTGGCTGATCCACCAAGAAACAATAGTGTTCCGTCGTTGTTGATATGAAGACCGCGAGGAGCACTTTCTGTAGCAAATACATAAATAAATCCCTTGGCAGTGCTGATGTCCCATGCAGTGCCGAGTTGGATTTCATAAACAGTATCGTTTGTGCTGCCTAAAACGTATAACTCAGTACCGTCGTCCTTGAAAGCTATGCCTGTAGGTGCGGTTTCAAATCCAATAGACAGTGATCGCACAAAAGAAATTGTGGATACGTTAAAGGCTGATGACAACGAAAACTCTCTAATGGTGTCGTTGCTTTGTCCAGTGATATACATTTTTAAGCCATCTTCCTTGAACCAAAGCCCGGTAGGAGTTGCGTCACCGACTTGCGCAGACACGCGCACAAAAGATGCTGTGCTGACATCCCAGGAGGTGCCTAGATTGTATTCATTAACGTCATCACCAGAAAGCCCCATGACAAACCTCCTGCCGCCGCCTGGCGTGAAAAACAAAGCGCGAGGGTCTGTTTCTTCATTACCTATATAAAATCGTCCTGTGACGCTACCACTGTCCCAGGCGGTTGTAAGGCTTAGCTGGTAAGCAGTGCGAT